AAAGGACTCGCCTCTCCAAGCTTCTTATGATGACTCACAATAACAATAGCCACGTTATGCTTGTTTTTCAAGTTCACCATCTTACGCAGCAAGTCCATCACATCCTGGTTCTTGCTCACGTTCTTATTGGTACTGGTATAGAGATTGTCCACCACCAAGACATCACGAGGCTCAAAGGTTAGGTTGCTATCGATCTGATCCCATTTGTCCGTGAACACATCAATCTGCCCACTACTTAAGATGCTACAGTTCTCCTCAAACAACTTCGCCTCTACTGGATACTGCTCCAATACATGACCTGCGGTTCTCTCAATCAGCACACGGAAGCTTTCATCTTTCAACTCAAACTGCACATGCATTACCTTCCGTGGCTTTGGGATACGAAAGTTCATAAACGGCACTCCCATCGCAAGACACGCAGACAACTGCATACTCATCACCGACTTCCCAACATTCGTACCACCTGCCAATCCCATTAGGTCCTTCTCAAACAATAGGTTCTCAATGATCGGTTCTGGCATCTTATGAAATGTCTTCGCAAACTCGCTAGGACTAAACCTGCGCATTCCACCAAGATCTTCAGGCTTATCCCCAAAGCGAACACACGATCCAATCAATTCATCCATTGTATGTCCATCATTAAACCAGTCTGTGACATCGTAGCGGTCCGACTTATCAACCCACTGCATAATATACAATTCAACACAAGTGTCAAAAAGCCGTTTAGCTAGTTTTTTTGCGCCTTCCTCGCCTTTTTCATCGTTATCGTACACAATATATACTTTATTATATTGAGACGGCAAGGTTACTTCAGCAGGCAGCGCACCCGCACCAGACGTAAACGTCAGCGCAGGTACGCCATTGCAGTAAGCGGTGATGACATCTTTCTCACCTTCGCAGATGAGTAGGTATTCATTGGAGAGATGCGGAGTCTCAAACACCTTACACTTTGCATCACCGAACTGCGCTCCTTTATGATACTTTACATGATTATCTGTAATCTGAAATACGAGTTGAGCTTTCTTTTTCTCATCTCTGCGTACACCAACTGGCATATAGATACATTGTTTATTCCAGGGAAGGTCCAATTCCTGGATCACCAAATCCCAATGTGCAATAAACAGTGAACGTGCCTCTGCGTAGCCACTCTTTTCTACTTCTTTACTGGCAACTTTTGGTGTGGTATTCTTTAAATTATATTCTATCTTGGCGGTTTTATCGGATTCTCCAACAAAATCCCAATGTCCTAAACACTTATGACAATACGCATAATCCGCATTAATCTGCACTGTGCCTTGGATGCGACTTGCTTTATCATCGCACTTTGGGCAGTATGCTCGTGTTCCGTTATTGGTTATTTTGGAGAATACGTCACTAGGCAACATTAGAGTTTGCTACGCAAAGAATACAGCGCACAACAATGCCTGAATACCTGCGCACCAATATCGAGCTTTTCACGACTAATGACATGCTTATGAAACTTTCCATCTTCCTTACCAAACCTCATAATAACACCATAAGCGATCTTCGCTTTTGGCTGCGCAGCTTCAAACATCATCGTATATGCTCCTAACTGCACTATCATTTCTGGATATGGTCCACCTTTCGAGGTCTTCCAGTCCACTAATACAAGATCATCATCAATTTTACCAATGCAATCGACTGTTCCACCGACACGTAATTCCTCGTTTACTAAGGCAAATTCATTTTTTAATGCTTTAAAATTGGCTTTATCGTACCAATTCCTAAATCCTATAAATGCTTTTAGTGCCTGCTCTTCCTGGTTTGGTGTGTAATCTCGTGTATCGACATCAAACCCATCCAAATAACCTTGAATCATTAAATGGCATAATGTACCAATATGTCCTGCCTCACGCATTACTTCATCCGCATCATCGCCTTGCGCTGTGATTCTTTTTGCCCACGCTATCAATGTATTCTTATTCCAGCCAAGCTGATTATTAATTACTGTAGTTACACTGGCAGCGCGTTTGCCGTCCTTTAATACATAGTTTTGACCATGTAGTTTTGTTCTACTCATATTCTCTCCTTATGGTTCTTCTTAGTTCATCGATAATTAAAAAGCCAATTGCAAGTGCGAGCATCCAAAAGAATACTCCTAAACCTAACACTAGCACATTCGCAATCCATTCTGCTATATCGAACATTATCATTTTAGACTCCTATTATTAAATACACCTGACATGGCTGTGTCAACCAAAGCCAACTTAGGATTCATCCTCTTGTTCCACATTTTTGTCAGGTGTACATCTTTCACAAATCTTTCTTTTCTTCTTATACGATGGAAAATTATCATAATATTCAATACGATGATGCCATTTTGTTTTTGTCACTTCCCAACATGTCTTGCAACTAGTACAAAAGTAAATATACTTATCTGCAAGAGTAGCATCTAAATTCTTTTTCGTGTTACTTACGACCTCATTTTCAATCGAACTTAGCTTGATAAAGTAATCATCCATTGCAATCCGCCTTTACCTGCATTGTTATATCACGTTCTTGATTATTTACATACTTTGCTGCAAATAATACACTACTATTCTTGCGTTTTTTCATATGTGCTTTCATATCCTCAATAAACTCCGCATAATTACTTCCCCAGATAATATCATCTGTCCACTCACCATTTTCATCATCATAATCAATACTACCTGCATATTTTATTTTTAAGTCACTCATTAGCTAAAATCAGGAAACTGCTCATATGAATAGAACCATTTCCTGCCCTTTGTTTGATTATTCTTACCTGTCGTTAATGCTAAACTAATTGCATGAGTATTCTCGTATGGTACATATGCAATTATATTTTTAGGCTCATAGTATACTGCAATTACATCTACTCTGTTGGTATCTTTATACTTTGTAGTATCGACTTCTACGGCTGTACCTCTGCGTAATTTTGTAATACACTTTATCTGTACACGCTTAATAGCATAGGTTGATGTCTCTACTATCATATCTACCTGCGTAACATCTACTTCTGGTAGATATACATTATAACCTTTAGAGAGAAGGTCTTGACGTATCGCCAGTTCACCTATCTTGCCTTTGGTCATACTATGCATACTGATCTAACTCGCTCATTGGACGTAGCTGATCTGCCTGCAATGTAAACTTATTACCATAGCCAAGGTCCATTATATTATCCTGCGTTAAAAAATCTATGGATGGTATCCAGCCTTCTAGGATAAACTTAGGAGAATCATCACGCACTAATATAAATACGTCACAATCTGTATGTTGCTTTTTTAATTTGGCTTGCAGGTAACCACTTTTAAACTTGGTGGTCTTTACATCGATTCTGATGTTATTATATATTAAGTCATAACCACTATAATGAGGACCTATGACCATATCTGGATAGGTATTATATTTCTTACAAACGGCTAATTCACCGCTGACACCACGTAAATCTATTTCTAAACTACGTGGTCCGTTGGAAATCATTCCATTTGCTTGGTTCTGATCCATTTTTGCTTTCGCTAGTGCTTTTGCTAGTCTTAATTCCATTTGGCTTAGTATTATGTGCATGTGTACTTTCCTTATCCATTGCAGCATATAAAACCATATAATTAACTACGTCTAAGCACCTTTGGTATGTGGTTTCATCGCTGTGAGTTTTTCCTGTTTTTGCATCGTTGCATATTGCATCGACATGTTTTAAGACATATACCATTAGTGCCTGCTTTGAAGTAATTCCAAGCCGTTCCGCAACATGCTTAAAATTATAAAATTTATCTTCATTACTAATCGTATACTCAATAGACTTATTATCACTAATCTTTGAGGCTTCCGCAAACATGTCCTCTCTAAACTTATTATATTCTTCGTATATCATTCGCTCTCCCAGTTTACTAGTTCTCTTAATGCAGTGATTGTAGCCTGCATACTTTGAATTTCTGCATCAATCACTACAACTGCTTTTTCTAAAGATCCGTAATCTTTTTTATATTTTGCAATTACTTCCTGTTGATAGGAACTCCAGCAAAACTCTTGATCTTCTACTTCTTCTATATTCGTAAATAAACTCATACTGCCTCTCTTTTTTTTGTTTTGTTATCTATAGTTCTCAACACCTCATCACATACTTCAATCGCTATGTCCATACGTAAATCTGCATCTGCTAATGTTTTTCTTAACACTTTTTCTATCGCATCACCTACTGTCTCTACTAAAGCTGCGCGTGGACTTGGTTTCATTGGATGTGGCATTCTCTCTCCTAATTAAAGTTAAGCGGAATCACGACTATCACGATCTTTAGACACGCCATTTTCTTGGTTATGGGTTTCTACGATTCCGCTTTTAAATAAGTTCTTCATCCATTCATGCTTTACGATCCATAGCCAAGG